TTCATCCTTTTGGCGGTTTTGCGCAATTTCAATTTCACGTTGTTTTTCGATGTTCGCCAACCGCAATTCCAACATCCGGTCGGTCCCATCTTCTGTTATGGCGATTTCCAATTGGATTGCCTGTTGTTCGGCCTGTAACCGTTGAACGTTCATTTTGGTAATTTCCGTATTAAACGCCTTTACGGCATCCAACCGTTGTTTGTCATATTTGGCGTTAATGGCGGCTTCATCTTGGCGTTCTGTTGCGACTTTTTGCCGGTTCTGTTCCAACTCCAATTGCCGTTGCGCTTCGATTCTGTCTTGGCGTAATTGCAACATCTTATCCGTACCGGCATCCGTTATGGCAATTTCCAAATCAATTGATTCAATCACGGCCCGGCGGTCGGCAATGCGTTGTTTCTTTGCCGCTTCAATCGCCTTTTTCTGTTCCTTACTTAATTCATCCCGTTTTTGGTTCGCCTGTTGTTCGGCTAATTCCGAATCCCGCAATGCCTGTTGTTCGCTTTCCCGGCTATCATTTTCAATTTGCGACATGACAACGGCCCGTGCTTGGCGTATGGCTTCCAATGACCGTTCGGCCGCTTTGGCGGCAACCTGTTTATTTCCAAGACCCAACCAACGATTCACAAAACCATCGCCCGCGGCTTCCTTGGTCGCTTCTTCGGCCAACTTTTCATAGTTGGCCAAAAAATTATCTATAAATGCCGTCGCCGCTTCCGCGCCATTTTTGGCGTAATAATCTTGGAATTTTTTTGTGTATTTGTCGGCCGATTCCGAAACAAAGGTGGATTCCGGGAACAATACCCGTTGCGTCGCCGACACCAACTGCGTAAGCCAATCAATCGTGTCTTTAATTGCGCCATTTGATTGTTGGAACGCAAGCGTTAATCCTTCCCATGCGGATTGCAACAATTTAGTCGAACCCTCAACGGTATTCAAACGTTCTTGCGAAATGCGTTCCAATTCGCCGTTCACATCTTCCAATGATTGCCGCAATTCCCGGGCGGATTCAGCACCGGACAACAAAGCGGAAAAGGCCGATACGCTACGTTTATCGGTCAATTCCAACGCCGCGTTCAAATCCGTTCCGGCCTTGCGTAATGAAATCATACCATCAATGATTTCATCAAATGTCTTTGCCGGTCCGCCCATCGCCTTTGCCAATTTTCCGTTGGCATCGGCCAAATTCAAAATGATGTTACGGGCGGCGGTTGCCGCGCTTGAAGCATCGAACCCGGCGTTTGCCAATGCGCCCAACAACGCGGTCGTGTCTTTAACCGACAAACCAAAAGCATTTGCGACCGGAAAGACCGTGCCAATAGATGTTTGAATACGGTCGAAAGACAATGCCGAATTATTGGTTGCAACGGCCAATGTCGCCAACGTTTCTTCTGTTTCCGCGCTTCGTAAATTGAATGCCCGCAAGGTTGAACCGGCCACGGCCGCGGCGTCGGCAAGATTTGCCCCAACGGCCGTTGCGAATTCCAATACGGGTTTCTGCATCGCTATTATTGAACCTTGACCGAAACCAAGTTTTGCCAACTCTGTTTGCAATTGGGTAACTTGACGGGCCGTGTATTCAGTTGTTCGCCCCAATGACAATGCCGAATCGGTTAACGCTTTAATGTCGTCACGGGTCGTTCCCAATATGGTTGCCAAATTGGCATTGGCTTGTTCAAATTCACGCAATGTTTGGGCCGCTCCGGTTAATGAACGCACAAATGTAACAATCAAACCAAGCGTTCCAAACATGATTGTCGAAAAACCTTGCATGGCCTTTGACGCCAAAGGCAAACCGGACGTTCCGATTGTATGCAATTGGGAACGCATATTGGAAAAGCCCGTGACAACTTGACCAATTGGACCGGGTAAAGCCTTTAACGCATTTTGATAATGGCCAACTTCCAACGTATATTTGCCGGTCGCCTGTTGTAACCGGCTCATTTCCTCATAAATCAACCGTGTTTCGGTTTCCAATTGCCGCCCGGCTTCCGTTCCTTTCCGTTCTTCCGCCGACATTTCGTTAAGGCGAATTTTGTTTAAGCGGTATTGGGCCGAAAGTCTATTGTATGACCCAACCTTTGAATTATTCAATTCAACAACCAATTTGTCAATTCGTTGTTGTTCCTTGACCGCTTGTGTAACCTGTTGCCGGCGTCGGTATGTTTCACTTTCAAGGTCGTTACTTTTCTTGTAAGCGGCGGCCAATTTATCCGATTCAGTCGTCAACAAGGCGATTTGTTGCCGTTGTTCTTCCGTCGCCCCGGACAAATTGCCCATACTCTTTGCCGCTTCCGCCGCCGCGCCTTGAATCTTGCTTTTGGCGGATTCGTACTTTTGTATCAATTCATCCAATTGGGCAATCAAATTTGTAATTGAATTGTCCGGCGTAATTAAATCGCGGTAATAAATCGGGTTCGGATTGTCCATAACTTATTTTCGTTAAAATTGCCGTATAACGGCGTTTCTTTCCTTGGATGGTAAATTATATGTCTTTTCGCCTTAACGCCCGGATTTGGCCCGTTTTTGGGCCTTTTCGGCCTGTTTCGCCCTTTCCTTGACAAAATCAAAAGCGTTATAAAATTCCAAAACGGAATAATCCTTAGGTTTGACGTGCAATTGTTCGGACAAAACCAAACAAAGGTTTTCAAATTGGCGGTCAAATTGAATTTCCACGCCATCCGAACCGGCAAACGATTTCGGGTTACTGTACGTTATTAATGCCGTGGTCAACTTTTCGATTTCCGGCGTTGCGTCCGGGTTTCCAATGCCCGCAACGATGTTCGCCAAAACCGCCATTGTCCGTTTCTTCAAAAGGTCGTAATACTCTTTAATTTCGGAATCGGCGAACAGGCCCGGGAAATACAACCTTAATTCCGCGTCAATTTTTTTTTTGACCGCATCCAATTGGGCGGTCAATTCGCTTTCCGGCGCATCGTTCAATGTTTCGGTCAACTTTGCCAATCCATCGTCGGTTATATCGTCACAATCCCGGCCATCAATCTTTGTGACCAATGCGGCGAACGCACGATGTTTCGGGTTAATTTCGGACTGTATGAGAAAAACGGATTGGCGCAAATTATCCAATTCTTGTTGCGCTTTGTCCGCCTTGCCATCCATAAGGAACCGGCGTGTTTTCTCAATGCGTTGGTCGAACGCCGTAATGTCGGCCCCGACACCCGCATCAATCAATAATAACTTTTGGTATTTGTGAAATCGCACAATCGGCAATTCGTCGATTGTGTCGTACATTTCAACCGTATGTTTGCCAATCTTGACCGTTACCATAATTCCCTCGTTACAACTGTTGAACAAAACGGCACGGCCAACAAAGACCAATGCGCCGTTACCGCCAACAAAGTTAACGAAATAACGACGGAAACCCACCATGAACAACAGAATTTACAATTGAATAGTTGTTCGAAAAATTTATTGGGCGCATGGATTTGCAACCATTCCAACCAATGCCATTTGACGGCAAGCCCCAACAGGAACGCGGCCGCCAACGCGACGACCGCAACCCAACAAACAAATTCGATTATTCCAAACATAATTCGTCAAATTCCAAAAGCCCATCGAACCGGAATCCGGCGAATGGATGCATTAAAAATTGATTGTCTATTTCCGAAAGTGTATAACCACGGTAAATGTTTTCGGCGCGTTCATATATCCTGTTTAAGACGATACGACCGCCGGTTAAATGCCAACCGGCCCGGCCATTCAGCACACGCAAAATTTGGGCTTTGATGTATTCCGTATTTCTGTTGTCCAGTTCATCATATACCCGGGTTAAATCAAACCAAACGATAAGGCCGAACGGGGCTTTGATTTCACGCGCCCACGGTCCGGCGTCAATGGTTTGCGGGTCCTCAATTTCGAAGAACGAAAAATTGCCAATCTTGGCATCCGGCGACGTTTCGATATAATCGTTTTCGCCGTGTCCGTTCCATCCGCCGCAATAGACATTCGGCGTGATAATCTTTTTGCCGTTCATCATCTTCGTAAGACGTTGGGACCGGCCAAAGGCCACATCCAACCACGGCAAATTTTCAATCAATCCGGTTTGGATTTCCGCAATTACCCGGTCCAACATAACCGGGTTTTTGATTACGGGTGCGTTCGAATTATACATAAAGACGTTGTTTTAATTGTTGCATCAATTCGGCGTATGCGCCGCGTTGGACAAATACGACCATCCAATTTGCCATCATCAAACCGAATGTCGTAATGCCGTATTTCGCCATTATCCCGGCTGCATACGGCGTTGTCGGTACGATTCCCACGGTATCGGCCGCAAACTGTACGCCCAATTCATCGTGAAACCGGCCGTTGATGTACAGGTTTGGCGCATCCGGGTTCCTGTTCGCCTTGTACGGATAATTGATACCGTCTTTTTTCCAAGCCGCGTAACGGCCCGCCGATTCGACCGAATGAAAAAAACCGGACGGTTTCAAATCTTCCGAATAATACGGCCGTATATCTTGGCCGTTGGCCGCCAACCCTTGGAACAATTGCATTTTTTGCAAATCCAAAATGTCGTCGGGATGTTGGACAATGACGTTACGGACCAATTCGCCGGTCTGCAAACCATCGTTGACATATTGAACGCGGGTGCGCAAGTCGTTTAATATTCCCATAACCCCGTTTTGGCCGTTTTCCGGCGTTTTCCGGGCCTTTCGTCAAAAAGACGGGTAATTTATCATCTTTCCGGCGAAAGCCCGTTATACGCCATTTCTTGGAAAATTAACTATACCGTGCGATATTTCACGCCGTGGTTGTTGCATTGCAAACAAATGCGGTCCAATCCCCGCGTGTCAAGTTCCAAAGCCCGGTACGCCTGTTTCAGTTCATACCCAAGCCCGGACGCCCGGCCCGTGGGCGCGCCGTCAAGTTCATACAAGATTTCGTCACGCGTGACGTTCACTTGATTTCGATTTACCCGAACATCCGGATTCATGGCTATTGTCCGAATGACATTTGCGGCGACCTGTTTTTGGATTACCGTTGCGAAAATCCCGCGTTGGGAAATGATGAAATCGGTTAAATCGCAACCAACGGATATTTCGACGTTCATTCCGTAATTCATCGTGTTCGTATAACCGATTTGGCCAATATCGAACATTTCCGGGTATTCGGCGAAATCCAACGGTGCGTGAATCCCGAACGGGGAAACCTGTAAATACTTGGTCATTTGCCGCCACGATTCAATCGAACCGCCAAGGCACGTTTGGCACGGCTCAACCGACCAATCCTTTGATACGTTCAACGCCCGCATCCCGGCGGGCAATTCGTTTTGATTATAGCAAAGGAACCACGCCCCGCCGGAATCGTTGCCGTTTCCATCCGTTCCGGGGATGTAAGGCAAATAAATGGGTTCGGCCGGGGTAAACCATTGGAACCCGCCGTTGGTGTTGGTAAACGCCAAATCAATTACACGCATTGGCGCAACTTGCGACGAATGGAACAGGTACAAACGGACCGTTCCCGTTCCGCCAACCATTTGCAACCCGATTCGTTCGATTTTGGTTGTTACACCCATCGCCCGGACCGGCACGATTTCGAAACCGACAATCTTTCCGGTTGGGTCTATTGTGGCGGCCAATCGGGCGGCCCCGTCAAAGAACGTGCGACGTTCCAAAAGATTGCGGGTTTCCTGTTGCAATTGCTTTTCTTGGATGAATTGTTGGACCGCCGTATTGATTCCGTTAATGGTCAAATGGCACACAAAGTCGGAAAGACTGTTATACGTTTCCCAATCGGAATTGTTTTCGTCCGGTTCGGAACCGGCATTGTCGGCCAATGCAAGCCACACAACGCCGTTGTGCTTTACCTTTGCCCCGGCCCTGTACGAAACATCGTTTTTCCATTGGGGATATTTGTACAAATAATCGTCCGGCATAATTGCCCGGACATTGGCCAATGTAACAAGCGGGTGCGCACCTTGAAACGTTAACCCGCTTTCGCTTTGGCACAACGCGTCGTCAATTTGATTTTGCGGGTTGTAATCCTGTTGCCAACCAACGACGGGCAACAACGCGGTTTGTATGTCTTGCAATCGTATCATTGTCGAAACCTTTTTGAAATGAAAAACGGGGACGGGGTTTTGTTACCCGTCCCCGCGAAATAGTGGTTTAGGATGCGCCCGTGATTACTGTACGGCTTGCGTGTAAACCGGGTTGGTTTGTCCGTTCACGACCTCAACCGGGGCGGCGAAAGGATTGGCCGTGCCGGGCGTTGCGACCTCAACTTTGATAATCGGGTTGGCAACGGTTGTGGGGTCGGAATTGTACGCAACCAAAAAGGCCACGTCAACGGAGAACCCGAAATATTCTTTGACATTGCACACCATATCGGCGGATGCGGCCCCGGCGATTTCGGATTGGTCGCCAACGGCGGTGTAAAAATGGGAACCGACGGGCAAGTCAACGTAAGGCAGACGCACAACATCCCATTCGTGGAAATTGGCGCGGGTGCGGCTCAACGCTTCGCGGTCAACACGGGTAAGGACGCCCACGTTGCCATCGGCCACGACGTAACCGGTTGCGAACACACCTTGGCCGTTCACAATGTTGTTGGTGTAATGGAACACTTTGTTGTCGTATTCCAACCTCTTGTTGACATCATTGTAAATGTCGTGTTCGGCCATCTTGCGCACAAGAGAATCGAACCCGGCCCCGCCAATGACGTGCAACATTTCGGGATAGGCGTTCGCACGCATCATAGCGTTCATATCCGCCAAAAATTCCATACGGGCGTTCCAAGGAATTTGCACGGAATTGGACGTGACGGTGTAATACAACGCATCCTTGAACACTTGGGTTTTGTTCGCTTCAAGGGCAGCAATTGCTTGGACGTCCATTGCGGTTGCAAGGGCGCGGCAAACCTTTTCCATCTTGCGGGCAAAGTCGTGTTCGTAGGAAATTTCGTTGTTCCTGTACAGTTGGGGAACCATCGTAAAACCGACGGCCAACGTTACCCAATTGACGGTGTACAACGCGGACGTGTTTTCGTCGTCGGCAATGACGCACGAACGGACGTTGGAAACGGTCACGTCGCCATCGTAATTGATAACGGGGATTTGCACGGTGTTGCCAATGGATTCAAAGGCACGGTCGCGCAAGTTGGGGTTGATAATGGAATTTGCGGCGTTGGTTTGCTCAATAAAGAAATCCAACGCGCCATACTCCATAGGGCGGGCCATATTCCGGTCAAATTGCGGGTTTTCGACACGCCAATTTTGCAAACGGGTTGCTACAAGTGACATAATTGTTTTGTGTTAAATTGTTAATGTTTGCCGGATTGACCCTTTACCCGGTGTTGTTACTGTTCTTATTGGATGGGTAACGCCTTGATTGCGTCGTGGTTGTCTTTCCACGCTTGCGCCATCGCATCCGAAAATTCCTTGGAACCGTTGATTTTTCCTTGCGCCATTAGTTGTTTTGCAATGATTTCGTGGGCTTCGTTTTGGGTACGCGCCCCGGAAATATCAACCGTTCCACCGTTGCCGCCTTGGCCGCCGGTATGGCCGCCCGTGGACCCGGCCCCGGTCTGTTTGCGCCCGGTTTCCAACACACCCATCGTGGAAAGTTCCTTGGCCACAAGTTCGGCGGCCGTGAATGGACGCAAGTTGTTTTCCGGGTTGCGCTTGACCGCTCCGTTTTCCATAAATGCCAAAGTCTTACCGCCGTTCCCGTCATCAATGTATTCCGGGTGCATCGCCTTAACCTTGGCCACGGCCTGTTCGGTCAACACGGACGTAACAGATGCGGGCAAATCGGCCTTAAATTTCAATCCGGCGGTTGCTTTCGCAAATTCGCCGTCAATCTTCATTCCGAACAGGGCTTTTGCGTGTTCGCTTTCGGCCGTGTCGTACTTGGTTTTAAGGTCGGTATATTCCTTGGTCACGTTGGCCAAATCCGCCTTGGCTTGGTCCAATTGGCGTTTGGTTTCCGCATCCCCGCCGCCCTTTGCGATAACGGATTCCAAACGGGTTTTCTCTTTTTCCAATTCGGAAACCTTTGTTTGCAATTCGGCGGCGTTACCCGCTTGGCCTTTGATTTCGCCAATAACACGTTTGGCGTAATCGTAGGTTTTTTCGGCCCCATTCTTGGCGATTCCGGACGCCGCCAAAATGTCAGCATCCAAGCCGCCATAAATTTCGCCGGTCTTTTGACCGATAACCGCCGTTTCGTCGTTCTTCGACATTTCGACGATTGCCGTTTTCTGTTCATCCGTCAAGCCCGATAACGCGGCGTTGGCGTTCAACAATTCGGTTGTAAGTGCCATAATTCTTTCCCTTTGAATTTTTGGTTGTTGTCAATTTACTTTCGTTCGCCCGGGCGGTTATTTTTCCGTTTCAGTCTTTGCGGGACGGCCCGGTTTCTTGGCCTGTTCGGTTTCGGCCTTGGCGGCCTGTTCCTGTTGCGCCTTTTGTTCGGCAAGGGCCTTGGCAACGGCGGCGGCAACGGCGGCATCAAACTTTTCTTGTTCGGCCTTTGCCTTGGCTTCCGCCTGTTCCTTGGCCTGTTGTTCGGCCTTGGCGGCCTGTTCTTTCAACCACACGTTCGGGTCGTGAAGAATCGTAACGGTGTAACCCTGTTTGCGTAAAGAATCCGAAACGTTGGCTTCAAAAATCTTTTTGCCGAATTTTTGCACCCGGGGCCTGGAAATACGCTTGCCGGTTTTCGGGTCGAATTGCACGACCTCAATAACGGCGTGGTAATCCTTTTCTTCGCCTTTTGGTACAATGTAGTTGTCCGGCGTCAATTTTTCAATCGGGGTATCGCGCCCGTCTTTTGTAATCATCGCTTTACACGGTTTTATTGTTAAACATTGGCCGGTTGCGGTTTCTGTTCATCCGCATATCGCCGCAATTCGGCCGTAATCTTTTCAATCTTGCGTTGGTACGGTATTTCCGAACCGAAATCCAAAATGTTGGTGTTTTCTCGTTCGAACCGGCGTACAAAATTGGGAAAATTCAATTTAATACGCAAATCAGTTTCGGAAACAAGATTTTTGGAAAACAGGTCGGAAACCTCAACGCGTGACAAATGGCGGAACGGTTCAAGTTCGGCCAATATCAACATACGGCGTAATTGCGTCGGGTCGTTACGGTATTCGGTTTCCAAGATTTGGTTTTGCATCATATCCAATTCGGATTCCGACGCACCCGCATCCTTGGCGGCCTTGTACCGTTTCCGCAATTCATCCGTGGAATACAAGTAAAATTCCGTTCCGTAATTGATTTTCGCCGAAATGAAATACTTTCCATAACGCAACCGGCAAATGGTTTCGTCAACCCATTGTTGGGCGGCTTCAAACCCTTTCTTTGTCCGGTTCAAAACGGTTGTAACGCTTTCGAAATTCGCTTGCACCTGTTGTTCGTTGAACGCTTCGCGGTTCGTTACGATTTCATCTTGACCGACAACGGCCGTAATGATTTCTTCGCGCAACCGCTTTTGTTCATCAACGTTGTAATCAAGGGCGTCGCGGTCAACGTTCAAGATTTGGACGGGGTTACGCAAATCGGGTTGGTTTTCTTCCGCGTTCGGTACGGGTATTTCCACGAACGAACCGGCCCCAATTATACGCTTATTTCCGCATTTCGGGCAACGCAACAGCAATCCGGCCATATCCAAGCGGTAACGGCCTTGTTTGTCACGCAAAAACCCGCCATCGCAATAATCCCCGTTTTCGGCGTTCGTGAAATCGCAACTTTGTTCGTACCCGGACAAAATGGGATATGCGCCCATAAGGTCCAATTGGCGTTTGGAAATATGGAAAAATTCGAACCAATCCAAACTTTCCAATTCGGCGGACAACGGGGACGCCTTTACATCCGGTTCATCCAACGATATGGGTTCATTCCAAAAGAACCGGGCCGGGCAATAACCCAAATCGTGGGTCGCTTCGATTTTCGGCATACCCACCAATTGGCCGGTGTGCTTCTTATCGTCCCAAACCCTGTACGTTTCATCGTCCAAAACAATGATTTCGTCACGGCGACGGAAAACGATAAAGTCCATTACGCCCGTTGTCGGGTCGGCCTTATACGTAATAACGTCGTCAATAGGAAGCCAATAAAAATACGGTTCGGGCAATTCGGTTGTCTGTTCCCGGGCAACGTCAACAATCAAAACGGAATTGATTTCGGATTTATAAAATTCCCATCCTTTCGTTGACCATATTTCGGGTTCGTTCAACTTGGTTTGCCTGTATTCTTCCCAATCATCGCGTTGGGCGGAATTTGCGAATTGATAATTAAACGCCGGGTTTCTTCCATCGAAAATGCGGCTTAATTTATCAAAGCATATTTCCGTTATCTCATTGGTTTTGATGGGATAACGGAACAATGCTTTGAATAAAACGAATTTGTCATGCGGCAAGATATTTTCCACCATCGCGAGAAATTGCGTTAGCGGAATAGAAATGTATGGCGAATTGAAAGACGTAACCCGCTTAACCGTGTGGAATTTAATGCGCATTTGATGCAATTTCGCACGGCCCAAAACGGCGGAACGCTTATTTTCCGCTATTTCCTTTTTTATCTTGGCGACATCGTAACCCATAATCCACAAATTCGAATTTTGATTTTTCCGGCAAATGCCAACCACCGTTGCGTGGCATCCTCAACAAACGTTCCGCGTGGGAAAACTCAAATTCCCGGGTAACGCCGTTAGCAACCAACGTTACCGTGGTTGTCTTGGCGTTCATTATGTAGGAATCAAATCGGTAAGCGGGTTAAAGTCGGTTGGCGTGACAATAACCAAATCGTCCGAATAATTGTCGGGATATTGCCAAGAAATGGCGTTGGAATCCTTGGCGTCGAAATTGCCGTGAATCTTCGAACCGATGAACAAACCGCGAATGGGAATCGGGTAATACGTTGTTTCGGTCGTTTGGTCTTGCAACGCTTCGATTTTCCCGTTTTCGTCGAAAAGAAAAACGCCAAGATTGCCCGCGTTGGCTTCGCATTGCAATTCCTTCATCGCCTTAATGACGGATTGAGGGACGGAACGCATTTGGCCGTCGAATTGAACGGGGTTGCCGCCCAACACTTGGGCCACGCCGCCCAAATCATCGTTACCGCCGGATGTCATACGGGCATCGCCGCCGGAATCGGCCGGGGCATTGATGTAAGGTGACACGACGATTTTTCCGCCGTCGGCTGCTGACAATTGCGCCGTCCAAGATGCTTTCAAGGTAATTGCGGCTGTTTCTGTAAAACTGTTACGCGTTCCATCCGCTTTGCGCAAACGTTGAAACGCTACCTTTTGGATTTGGCCGAAATTTTCCGGGCAAGTGACATTCGGGATTGTCGTAATTGCGGCGGCGGCCGGACATTGACAAATCAAAGACATAATCTTGTAATTTTTAAGTGATAAATGATTTTCACGGCGACCCGTAGCCGCTTTCGATTGCAAAAATAGTTAATTTTTGTAAAAATAGCCTTAAATCAACTTTCTTTTCAAAAATGGGTAATTACTTATCTTTTCAAAAAAAACCGCTTAAATCACCCGAAATCGCCATTAATGGACACGCACACCACGATTGGCCGCCCCGTATGGCTTCGTGTTTCCGTCGGCAATTTCCTTTTCATAAATGCCGGTCAATCCGTCGGCGTCGTCGTCGTGTTCGTTGGCGTCGAATTTACGCAAGAATCCCACGATATGGTCGTGGAATTTCTTGTACCGGGTTTCCCACCCGAACGGCATAATGATATGTTGGTTTACAAATGGCGCATCTGTGACAATGCGGGATTCCTTGTTTTCGCCTTGATAAAACGGGACGGTCAACGCCCGAACCTTTTTTTTCACGGTCTTTTCGAATTGGGAACCGCCATTGTTCGATTCTATCCACGCTTTTTGAACGCCATTGTTATTTATCAGCCGGGGAACAGTCACGGCCGTAACATCCGTGGATTCGTCGGTAAATTCAATGTCTGTTATCAGCGCGAACAACAACGGTTCATACCGGCGTTTGTTCTCATTCCAAATTTGGTTTTCCGATTTGTAGATGTCATACGACGCCGCAAACAAAAAGTCATCGCCTTGGTCGGCAACATCAACGTAACAACCCGAACGGATATATTGGCCCCAATCCGATTTTTCGACCCACGTTTTGAACGGTTGGTACAAAAACGCCGTTGCGTCGCCCGGGTTCCCTTGGTAAAGGCATTGGAAACCCAACGGGTCCAATTGTTTTTGCGCCAATAGTCGTTCCAATGAATGGCGTTGCGCCCACAACGGTTGCCCGGTTTTGCGTTGGTCAATTTCCGTTGGTTGGCCTGTTTTGATTGCTTCGAAATTGACCAATACCCAAGCCCCGGCCGGGATGTTTTCAAGGTCCGCCCACGATTCGACAAAAACGACCTTTTCCGAATCAATGATTTTTCCAATGATGTCGTCGGGATGCCATCGGGTAAACACGATTAGTTGTTGGGAATCGTTATGCAAACGGGTTTGTGCCACCTTCGTAAACCAATCCCACGCGGCCGCCCGGATAATCGGGCTATTGGCTTCTGACGAATCCTTATACAAATCATCGTAAATCATAACGTCAACCGTCTTGGATGTAAGCGAACCGCCACGGCCCACGACACGCAACGAACCGGTATGATTCACGATTTCGAACACGTCCGAATTGCGCAAATAATTATTGGCGACGGTTACGACGTTGGACCCGTTCAATACAGTTTCCGGGAAAACGGCCCGGTAACTTTCCGAATCAATCAACCGTTGAACGTCCCGGTTGAAATCCTTTGCGATTGTGGCCGCATACGAACAAATGCAAATCCGTATATCCGGGTACAATCCCAACATATCAGCAGGAAGAAACCGGCTTGAACCTTGTGATTTGCCGTGTTGCGGCGGGGCCTGTATAATCAATTTCTTAATCCGGCGTTTGGCGAACAAATCCAAAACCCGATAATATGATTTATGAAACGGCGTTGGTTGAAAGTTCGGGTCCATATATTCCGCAAACCACAAAAGGTTTCGCCGTGCGCCCTCTTGTAAAAACAATTCCGGGTGTTCCGATAACGCCCGGGTTATTTGCATTGTATCAACATCCATCTAATTATCAATTCCAATGTGCGCAACATCCGGCCATCGTGCGTTCATAAACGCAATTACGGAACGTTGCACCCGTTCAAACTGTTCATCGGTCAACGACCGGCCCAAATGGATAATAATAATATCTTCGTTCGGGTCAGCCGAACCGTCCGTCTTACTGAATCCCGCCATATTATAACGCCTTTTCCATTATTACACGGCCACAATAATTTTCGTTTATGACAATGAAACCATATCGTTTATACCAATCAACACGCCATCCGGGAACGGCCGCCAATTGTAACTTTTCAAAACCTCTTTCACGGGCTAATTTCAACGCCTGTTTAATTAGCCGGTTTCCCCATCCTTGCCGACGAAATAACGGGTGTACTTTCACGTTTGCCAACCACGCAATTTTACTACCTTTGTTTTCATCCGGGTACACCATACAAAGCGCATAACCGTTTGCCAAAACAATTGTAACAAAATCGGCTTCAATATCGGATTCGTGTATAATCATTTCCGGCGGAAAATAGATTTTAGCCGTTCCAAATACATTCTCAAATTGGGTTTATATCCAGCACATCGAAAATCGGACATTTGCCATTTTCCGCGCCATACACAATATGACATTCCGTGACCGTGACGGCAACCACAATTACAATTTTCGCAACATTCTTTTGTTTCCATCCTACTTTCCATTAATTGCGTCAATAACTTGCGCCAACAGGTTATCCGGAACGTTGGCCAATGTGATACCCGGTTTCGATTCCGTTTCAATCTTTCCAGTCAATTCTTGGATGTGCTTATTAGACCATTCGCCGGGCGCACGGTTGCACAACGCAAAGATAATCGCCGTTGGATTCGGCGCGGCCTTTTTGTGGACAATCTTTTTTTTGACCTCAACCATTTTGCCGTTTTTGTCCAATGCCGATTCGGTCGTGGTTTCATCCCATTCGTACCCGCGTATCAGTTCCAACAACGAACGCTTTGAATCAACGACCAATTGGGAATCGTACCATTCTTGGTATTCCTGTTCGGCCTTTTTAATCTTCGCATTAAATTCAACATCTTCGTTGAAATGCTTGTAAAACGTCGTATGCGATACCCGGGCGGACGTGTACGCATCTTTGTACGATTTCCCGGCGGCAATGGCCTTGCACATAATTTCCACTTTGGTATCGGTCCATTGTGGTTTGCGTCCTTTCTTTTTGGGTTCTGTCTGTTCCATGATTCCGGGGGTTTTTGCAAAGTTAATTAATTTTCAAAACATAACGATTCCCGGGTGTTAATCGCCCGGGAATCTATACACACGAAAGGAAATGCCATAAAAGGCAAATGCGACGGTAAACCAAACGCCGCCATCATCGAAAACGATTCCGAATGTTGGCAACAACAAGAATTGGTCTTTGTTTTTATAAAATCCCATCGCCTTTAATGTTTTGTGTTTTTGGGTAATACTGAAACGCAAGCGGGGTTATTTTCGTCAACAGGAAAACCACTAATTTCGCAAGCGTGTTGCGGGTCCCACCAACCCGACAACACGAAATGCAGACAATCACGGCATTTCAAATCCGTTAATCGTTCGGTTTTGGTTGCCATCGCTTCAAACGTTCTTTGGCCTGTTTTACTGAATACACGTCCGTGTTTTCCTGTATGAATTTCAAGAATTGTTCCCGGCCCAATTTCCGGTAAATCGGCACGAAATCGACCCGGCACAAATCGCACGGTTCCCCGGGTTCAATCGCCTTTTGGCGTCCGGCTTTAGCCGCTTCAATGGAACATTCGAAAATGTCATGGCCGCGTTTGTCAACAATGACGTAATCGAAACCGTCAATACAACATTTACCGGTATGCCGGACAAACGACAATTGGGTATTCGCCCAATATTGTTCCGTCATTATAATTGCTTTCATTCCTGTTCGATTTTAGGAATAAATGCCGCATCCGGGCAACCGTCGTTGTAAAACTTGACACGGACAAACAGGGCGTGGCGGTCGGGGTCGTCTTTTATCGAAATAAGGCGTTTTCCCGTCCGCCCTTCTATCGCATCCCAAATGGCCAAAATATATTCCGGTTGTTTATGCTTTTCGTAATCCGCTTCGAAAAAATAATGGGTTCCGCCATTCTTGGGTTCGCACGGTTTCCCGGTCAACGATTCGACCATTTTACACAATTGGGCATCAAAGGCCGTTAATTTGATTTGCCATTTTTCCATCATTCGCCAATTTGTTCGAATAATCGTTTGACATTTTCCGTTTCGCCCCTTACGGTAACTTTAATCGAATCATTCCCGGCCACGGCAATTTCAACAATTTCGCAACTAAATTCGTCAAAGTGCTGTTGAACAAACGCCGCCTTTTCATTTGATAATAAAATTGTCTTTATCATTTCTTATTCCTGTTAATTCTTTTGGTCAACATATCCCATCCATCCGGCCCCAATGCCATTTCACGCGGGTATTCTGTGATGTCGCCTTTAGGCACGATAAGATTATAAACGCCCAATTGGCCACGTATCGGCATTTCCACGACACGACGCGGGTTGCGCAACATCCATCCATAACCCTTGCGTGGCCGGTCCTGTTCCGGAATACAAGTCGCGGCCCAATCTTCCGGCGTGAAATCTTCGATTGGTTTAACGTCGTACAATTCCACGAATCCGCAAGTGACGCCGGACAACCGGCCCGGGATTTCGGGTTTTGAGGATGAACAAACCAACAGGTCGCCCCGGTAATTCGTGTTCCGGGTTCGGACCTCAATTGTTTTATCGGCGTGGTATTCGCCGTTTTCATCCCGGAACACAACACGCGTTAACAAATCCGCATACGGTTGTTTTACCGACAACGCCTTGAAAACGTCGTGTTGGTCCGGGTTGAAATCTTTACGGTCAATTTGCATAATCGTTCGTTTTAGAATCCGGCGGGCAAATCATCATCCGCCATCGGTCGGTAATCGCCGGTCGGCCTGTATTCAGGTTCCGGGGCCGGGGCCTGTTCGGGCTTTTTTCCGCCCAACAATTCCATTTCTTCCACGACGATTTCGGTAATGTACCGGGTTTGTCCGGCGTTGTCCTCATACGACCGCGTTTGAATCTTGCCGACAATCAAAAGCGGGGTTCCTTTTTTCACGAATTGTTCGCAAACGCCCGCAAGGCCGGTGCGCTTTACAACAATGTTGTGCCATTGTGTTTCATCCGGAATCTGTTTGCCGTCCTTGGTCGTAAAGCCGCGTTCGGTCGTTGCCAACGTGAATTGCGCGACCTTTCCGCCATCTTTGAATGTGGTAATGCGTGGGTCTTGGCCAACGTTGCCTTTAAGTATGCATTTATTCATTTTATAAACTCTGTTTCACAAATTTAACAATAATTTTCAATCATCGAATTTTACACCATCCAACAGGAACCGGTATTTGTCCTTTGACCATCCGGCCGCCGCATTTAGGGCGTCCCGGTCGGCATCCCGGATAAATTCAACCCAATATCCGCCGTTATATCCCGGTTCAATGATTCGGACCAACCGGCCAACAATCAACCGCCGGAATTGCTTGTATGCGCTTGTGTCATTCAAGTCAACAACGCGCCGGGTGTTTTTCGGGTGTGGTGTCCTTGGTGCGCGGCCATTCCGTTTGAAATTCGCTTTGGCAAAGTCTTTCCGGATTGACCGGCGGACCAATTCGTTGTAATCTTTCATTCGGCAAAATCTTTTCACGGATAATTTCACAACGACGAACAATAACGTTTCGTATCGCAATTTCCTTTTCAGTCAATGCCGCCATATTCCTTTTTCAGTTGCTCAACAATCAACAGATTTGCCCGATATATCCGCATATTGCGACGGTCGCCATTTTCCCAACGATTGTGCATTTCGAACGAAAGGATATTGACGTTTCGCGGGTCATGGGCCATTTCCGGGTGTGCGCCACGCGTCAAGATGTGGGAAATATACGTTGCCGAATATTGACGCAAAGGGCGCATCGTTTCCGCGCAAATATGCGGGTAATGGTCCCAACACCAACGATAAAACCTTTCGTTTTCCGCCGGGGTGTGACCGGTCCCGAACAATTCCCGTTGGATTGAAACCCGCAAACGGATTTCCATTGTAAAACGCCGGTCAATCAACGGTTCGATTCCGTGCGCTTTGCAAAGGTCGTATTGTTCGCGGGTATCAATCAAGAACGGTTCCATTATTCGCCGGGCATATCGTCGGGGTTATCCAACGGGTCGGGTTCATCGTCGGCCGCTCCGTTGTCGCCGAACAAAGACATTTGCGCCTGTTTTCCACGGAACAGATACGCGTAAACCTCTTTTTTGATGGATTCCACGATGGTTTCCAATTCTTCTTCAAACCCAAACGAAATTGTCGCAAGGACAACGCGTGGGGTATTGATGCAAGTTTTCAAACCATTCGCGGTTTCATAAACGGCGGTAATGACAACGCCGGATTTGTCGCCGCTTCCGGACCACGCCACGCCGCGAACCTCAATTTTTTGTATCAGTTCATCGGCAAAGGAACGGGCCAACATCTTTTTGGATTCCGGCAATTTCATTTCGTCGGATTCCAACAGGGAAAGAAACGACGTGATGTTGAAAGTCCGGGCAACGATATTGCGCAAATCATCAAACAAGCCGGTCAAATCCGGGTGGACGTCACGGTTACACGTTTCGTTACGGTCAATCAATGACGTTTCGCCGTCCACGATTTGCGTAACTTGGTATTCGGCTTGGATTCCGCCTTTCGGCAACAACTTGACCTTGGACAAATTAAAGTCCTTTTCGGTCGGGATGGTCTGTAATTCTTTTTCCATATCGCTTTTGGTATTAGGATTGTTTCGTATTATCCGGGGCCGCCGGTCCGGGTTCCAACACGGTTAACGCAACGTCAATCAATTTTAACACATCTTCCAAAACCGCAATGTGGGTTGGGGAATCGTTGTGTTTCTTGGTATGCGTCAACCAATTGTTGACAAATTCACGCGTGAATTGTGGCGTGTTGTGAAATTCAATTGTCTTTGGCATAATATCGGGGTTTTAATCGTGACAACATCCGCCCGGGGCTTTGGCCGTGACCGCGTTGTTATCGTGACCGTCGGCAAATTCCAACCCGATTTTGTGGGTTGTTTCCCACGGGGTAATCCGAATTTCGATGTTCAACGCCTTTGCGCCCGATTCTTCGTAAAATTCGGTCGCCATCTTTTCCAATGCGCTTTGCAATGCTTTAACCTTTTCTTTCATCGTTAAAAATTGTTTTGTTCCAACAGTTCGGCCGCCGCATCGCTTATTTTTGTGAAATTTTCGATTTCCGGGGCTTTCTCCGGTTGGATGGGTAATTTATCATCTTTTTGTTTTGCGTCCAAAATAGGGCCATTTCCGGCCGTTTCCGGGGCCGTGCCGAATTTCTTTGCCACGTCGGCCGCAATCTTGGCGGCATCGCTTGCCGCGTCAGTTATTTTGGCAAAGGCGGAAACCGGATTGTTCGGTTGTTCTTCCGGGTATTCCTTTACTTTCAGTTCAACCAACCCCAATTCAAGGATAACAGGCAAACAACGAGCAACCGCTTTCGTATCTTCCAACGCATCGTGCGCCGGGAACGTTTCGCCCGGGAAACAACGGGAATATAGTTCGGAAAGATTCGGGAATTTCAAACGGCCGTTCGCCATCCGGGCATCAACCCATTTCATCGTCGGGCGCATCGTGTCAATTCGCTTGCCCTTATACAACGCCGTTTCCACGTCGGATGCGTCGTAATATTCCCGGCCAAGTTCGCGCAAGATGTTTGCTTTGACAATGCCGGTATCGAAATGGATGTTGTGACCGCAAATTAACCCGGCTTCGTGGCAATCCTGTATGAACATATCCACGACGGCGGCGAACGGTTCGCCGTATTCCAACGCGTATTCCGTGGTTATGCCGTGGACCGCCACGGTATCATCCGGGATTTCCCACCCATCCGGGCGGATAATATGGGATTCCACCTTACAACCATGCATCCATGCCATTTGCACGATGTATGGATAATCCGCAAAGTCCGTGTCCCATTTGGCCGAACGGTCCGGAATCCCGGTCGTTTCAGTATCGAAAAATAAAACGTCGTTAATTGTCATTTCGTATCGCCTTTTATGTCATTTGGAATCAATAATTGCCCGTGTTCCATCGGGCTTGTTGCCATACAAAATGCATCCGGTGCGGGTTATATCTTTCCATTGGGCAACTGCCTTTTTGAAATTGGAAATGGTCAAAGACCAACCCGGCCCGGCAATGGTAAAATCCACGTAATCGTTTTCGTTAATCTTTCGCATATTTGTTAAATTTAGCACATTTGTTTAACTCTTTATATTTTGAAATATCAAACCTAAAATGCCAACACGGCACATCATTAAAAGTTGAACGATTTTTTGGCTTACACCAATTTTGGCCATAACTTACATTCGAATTTGGAACGTGAATTATAATTCCGTCCGAATGTTTGCAACATAAACAAGAAAATTTCCTTATCATAACGTTCGCGGGTCCTCAATGTAAACATATAAATTTTCGGCGGCAAACTGTTTCAGCCAATCCAAGTAATCCGACATTTCCGAAACGGACAAATCCCGTATTCCCTTGGTTTCCGTACAACCAAAATAACCTTGTTTTGCCTGTTCTTTCGTTGGCGGTATGAATGTTTCAAAAATTGACGGGCATTGTTGCCGCAACCATTCATCAACCTTTTTTTCATTAATCCGTTCCCCTAACTCATAAAGGGCCGTTTGAATGGTCGGAACAATGTAATTGAAATAATACGCCAATTGCAATTCGCTTGAACCGGGCGTGGCGGCTTCGAACCGGACGACAACCCGTTTGCCCTTGTTGGCCGCAAAAAAGGCATTTAACCGGTCCATCGGCAACCGCAATTGTCCGTTGTCGGTAATAATGCCGGATTCGCTAATTTTGTCCGCTTTCATCGTCAATTCGCTTTTGCTTTTGGAATCAACACGGGTTCCAATTCCGGGTATTCTTCAACGACATATTGCGCAACGGTCAAATTGTACGCCTGTTGGCCCAGTTGTTGGATATACCGACGTTCCGCATACGGGCGTTTGGAAACCTTGGCGATTACGGCCATAAATTCGGCGGCGAAATCATCCACGGACAAATCAATTACCCGGTCAATAGGATGCGCGGGCAATTTGTAACCGTTGGCCCCGCCAACCTTTCGCATCGCCGCATAAGATGCGCGTATTTGCTTCCGGTCCTCTCTTTGGGCAGTCATATATGCGGCCAAATTGTCATGGAATCTGTCGGTTGCAATGAGTTCTTCAACCGTCTTTCCCTGTAACGCCTTGCAAGATTGTATCTTTGTTAAAATTTCCTTTTTCATTGCCGTGACTTTTTTAATTCAAACAAAAAACCATCCTTAACAACTACCACATTGTCAAATTCGCCTATTACCACATCATCCGGACGGTCAATTTGTTCGATTACGGGACCGCCAAAAATTCCCACACGATAAATCAAAAACGCAAAATCATTGTTTGCCCTTGAAACCCCGCAACAATGATGTACGACGGAATCGTAATAATCCCGGGCGCATTGCGCTATTCGTCGCGCCCGGTTCAAAACGGAAATGAAATGCCACAATCTTTTCATCGTTCCGTATATTCTTCAACCAACATTTCAGTTTGGCCGCGTTGAACCTGTTCGATGAATCCTTGGAATCCGTTACGGCGGGCAATGTCAATGATTGTTTCAAGCCGCTTTTGGCCCAAAGATTCGCCACGGGCGATTCGGAAAACCTTTACTTTCGGATTGGATGCGATAACCAATTTGGCCGCAATTTCCATCGTTTGGGAATCGCTTACTTTCCCGGGAACAAACGGAACACCGTTTAATTCCAAGCCATCATCAGTAAACGACAACCCGGCAATCGGCAATTCGGCGTTGGCAATCAAAGTGGCGCGTTCTTTGGCCAATTTGGCAATATCGGCGTCCATCCGTTCGGCCTTGGCATTGACGGTTTCGTATTGCGTCAATTTCTCTTTATATTGGCACACGAGATTAAAACGCTTGTTGTGGGCTTCCGCTTCCGCCAACAGGGCCGGAACGTTAGTATTCTCCGGGTTGTTCGCTTCGTACCGTTTAATCCAATCTTCGCCGTTGGCCTTGCGGCTTTCGTAATCGGCGCGTTCCGCTTCAATGGCGGCCACGTTGGCGTTATACTGTTCATCAATCTTTTTTTCCGCTTCCTTTTGTTCGGCCACGGCCTTTTCGTACAGGATGCGGGCGG